AGAAAAGACTCAAAAGACAACTTAGGACCAGAGGTCTTGAAATCTTTCTTACGCATAACAGTTTTTGCCACCAACTCCAACTCATTTCCCTTGAGATTAAGGACAAATGGCATATTGATATTCGTCCTCATGTCATTGATAACAGCTTCAGCATCAGGACCAAGCTGTGCTATCTTCTTACCATACTTGGAATAAGACTGCTTGAATAGACGAGTCAGTTCAGAAGGTGTAATATCTTTCTTATTACGAGCATCATTCACCCTGTCCATAAAGTGTCGAGTGAATTCTACATCGATACCAACCTTTGCAAACAGACGGTCAGCAAACTTCTCAACCTGATTTAAATCTGACTGTGTTATCATTATGATATACCTGTGGATTTCATTGTAACATTTTCTCCATATCCATTAAATAAAAAATAGGGGATGAAACCCTCATCCCCTATATTTATACATAGTCTATGTTAGAATGCCAATGGCCTAAGGCGAGTTTTCCGTGTACAATACTTCAAACAATTCAGTAATAACTTCTTTTTGTTCTTCTAGTGTATTGTTAGGCATAACAGTTATATGTTCTCGCAAGAAGAAATTAGTCAACATATTGTTCATTTGTGTGTGTCGTCCAGCAATCCAAGTTTTGTTTTGTAGATTTCCTCGAGCATCCTGTCGTCTTTGTGCTTCTTCTGGTGTTATGGTGAGCATAAAAACTTTGGTATCATAGTTCTCAGTTAACCATTCTACCTTACTAGTGAGGCGATCACCCTCAAAAATTATCTTGTCGTAATTTTTACTTTGTTCCTCAATGAAACTTTCAAACGATCCCTTGGCAAGAACACTGTAACTCCACGAATCTGTACCCGAAAATGTCCCCTCATCATATTGACCAAGCAAGAGAACACGATTACCAGTGAATAGGTAATCGTTGTATTCAGTGCATTTGAAAAGAGGTTTAGGTTCAATCAGGTTTGGTGGGGTTTCTACATACTCCTCGCCGAAAAGAGCTCTAATAATAGAACTCTTTCCGACAGCAGGAGCACCGATTATAGGAATTAGAGCAGCCATATCATAGAACTATATCTGTTTCTTTCTTCTGACTATTCACCATAGTTTCATCTTGTGGAATAAAGCCACCCCACTTGAAAATTTCTTCGATATTCCAAGGCACGTCAGCCATGGTGTTTACATCATCACCGTCCTTATATTTTAACTCATCAAAATTGATTGTAGGGTAAATCTTCCTTTTTGCTTCTTCAATGAACTCATCAAAGTGTTCTTTACAAGAAGTCCTATCAGCTCCAAGAGTCACAGAAGACGGATTTTCGATATAACCATAACACATGACAGGTGTGGAATATTTTGCATACAGTCTGATTCCATCCCAAAAGATTCGGTGTAGACTATTCTTTTCTTCAAAGGCATAACCTAGTTCAGCACCATCACCAGTGGTAATTAATGATGCACCAGCATAACCCCGGCCAAGACTCTTTAGTATTGCATTTGCACCAGTGCCATCTAGAGGACGAATATGCGATTCTTTTCCACGCTTTCTTCGTACCTTATAAAGAAGACAAGACTTCCTCAAGGGTCCAGGCACCACTATCGTATCACCATTTTCATCTTCTGCAAAAGAGGATGCTTCATAATCCTCTATCTCTGAAGGAGTTTTTAGTGCGATACCATCAGAAGTGCAAGTTATCTTCTTTAGGAAAGCAACAATTTCTGCATCAGTGGTAAGACCTTGTTTATCTATGGCTTCCACTGCTCCTTTCACAAAATCAATATCTCTATTTTGTTTAGAAGGCGTATTGTCATTATTAACAACATATTTGAACAGAATTTGATCTTCAAGCACTTCTGCATCTTCGTACACATCTACGATGATATATTTCCAACCCAACTCTTTTGCCGCTGCAAGTCGGTTAAAACCACTTCTCAAAAGATAGAGATTTTTCTTACCCTTAACTTCTTGTACAAACAGACGTTGTTCACTATGCAACCAGCCACGATATCTTAATGATGTTTTTAACTCTGTTACGTTATCAACGACACTGATTTGTTCTCTTGACTGTAGAGATTCGCCAGTTTCGGGGTCTTCAGTAAGAATATTATCAATTGGAACAACAAGAGTTTTCTTGATAGCACAACCAATATAAAATGCTTTTTGTGGACATAACTTTTTAGATAGTGCTACATCAAACTCTTTCTTGAGTCCAGCAAATGTTATATCTTTTCGATTTGTGTGGGATCGGAGTTGTATTACTTCTCCATTATCTGATACATGGGCTTTCGCCATTGGGCTTGACATTTTTATTTCTCCTTTATAAACGTCATAAAGTTAATCACAGATAAAGAATACGATTCTTTATCTTTTACTATAATATACTATATATAACTTTTTAGCAAGGTACTTTTTAGGAATATACCCAACAAGCAGTTTTATTTTTTGTGTTCAGCTTACCAGCACTATCTCTGTCATAGTGAGCATCATTACCAGTGTTATATCCATAACCAGCAGCAGCAAGTTTGTTTAGTTCCCAACCTATGCGAGATATTGCAGAAAGAAGGTCTGCCTTCTTTTCCTCTGAATAGCTTGAACGCATAACAATTTTTGCGTATTCTTTTGCAATTTCTCCACGTTTTGCAATACCAAGCGTTTTCCATGCAGTGTGCGTGATATCTTTAATAAGTTCTGTTTTCGTGACCATAATCTAATAACTCTTCGTTGTTGTCTCAGTATATTATAATAATATACGGCTTATTAGGATATGTCAAGGCGCTCAAAGGGACAGTAAGGTAGGGTCACGAAAAAAATCCCTCAAGATTTCCAACTTCTTTTTTCGCAAATCTACCGATAAGTCTCTCTGATTTACCCATGTTACCTATTGTTGCGGCGCTCAAATCTGTGTAACATACGGTTGTGAAACGCTGTCCTGACCCACTAATAGGTGTAACGCAGTGCAAGCTCTTAGAATCTGCAATGCATACGCTGTTATCTGGAAGGTCGATACCTACACCCCACCGTGGGAATGAAAGATACGCTCCCGTGTATTCGCCTTGTCTATGACAACTCATAGTTGTATATTCTACGTCCTTCCCATCAGAATGGACACCCATTGCCTTACTCTGCATTGCACTGTACCGATTTGCACTAATCGTGGTCACCATACCATGACGGTGTTCTGGTGCGATATACTCTTCTGCAAATCGTCTTTGTCGATTGTAAATCTCTGGAGCAACACGATTGAATGCAATCTCTACATCCCTGCACAGAGGCTCTAGTTTTTCCCATGTCTTGGGGTTTGATACATTAATCTTACCAGTGAACCGCCCTCGTTTCGCACCAATCATAACTGAACTGATTTCATTGGCGTATGCAATCATACCCCAACCACCTGACTTAGTGCGAACATGGTATGAATTGGGTGTGCGTAATTTATAATGCTCTCCTTCAATCAAACCTTTCTTTTTCATTTCCTCTGGATCGATAGGTCCAGCGCAGTTCGCTCTCATGGTAGATACATCTTCAATAGAGTACAACACATCTCTCATAGAGTCGTCTGCAAAACAGTTTGTTGCAACATACGCAATTGGAATACCTTCCTCACCCAAAGTAGAATCTGGACGATAGATGGCAGTGTCTTCTGTGATGGTGATTATCTGATCTAGGTCTTTCTCATCATAGAACTTACCGTTCCACTTTTCGAAAGTCTCTTTCTCACCATAATCAGTCTTTGCTGTTATGTACTTCATTGTACGGTTTTAATACCCTTTCCAAAATTGCTTCAGCGACATACTTCATCATCAGAGGAGCAACCATCAAACCAATACGCGCCAAGCGTTCGTTGAGAGTCCCTGTCAAAATGTAATCTTCTGGTAGCGTCATGATACGTTTCGACTCTTTGGTGGTATACACTCTGTCCTCAGCTGCGTGTAAGTGAACTGCCAGACTTGTCTGCAATCCCTGCTCAGAAAGTGTATGACTTGCCTGATGCCACGGAACGCGGCGGCTCTGGTAGAACGAACTCTTTGCTTCTGGAACACTCTTACCCCATTTCTTTCTGTGAGCAATCACTTTTTGATACCAAGGTTTAACCACATCGTCACCCACGGATACAACCTTATCAGGATTCTTAGGCAGACGTTTCAGCCACTTATATTTAGCACTCTTCTTCATCGACTCACATAGTTCATGTGCCTCAACACGGTTCTCATTATCTAGACGAAGATCACCGATTGCATCCTCTACTGTAGGTTCCTCATCCATTGCACCATCTGGAAAGAGTGAGGATATGAGCATCCAAGGCATGTCAATATCATCCATCACATCATTACGAACTGATATGATAAACACACGTTGTCTCTTTTGTGGAACACCAAAGTGTATACCGTTAAGAACCTTGTATGTTGTAGTGTAACCTAGAGCCTCAAAGTCTGTACACATCTTATCCAGATGTGATTTTGCATAGTCCATTGTCAGACCCTTGACATTTTCACATATGATGACTTTAGGTTTCATCTCTCCAGCAATACGAATCATCTCCCATGTTAAATCTTCGATGTTCTGTTGTTTCATACCGTATGCCATCTTCTCCTGATTCCAACCTTTCTGTTTAGTACCAGACATTGAGAATGGTGGACAAGGTGGCGAACCATCAAGTATGTCCAGTTCACCGACCTTTAGACCTGTCATCTCCATAATCTGTTTACCAGTGACATCTTTAATATCACCACAAATGTGTGGAGTGTTTGGCCAGTTTGTAAGATAGGTATCTACCGCGACCTGTTGAAACTCATTCACAAAAAGACAATCACCACCTGCCAGTTTATAACCAGCAGATGATCCACCACCGCCTGCAAAGAAGGAGATGTATGAGAATAGTTTTCGATCAGAAGATTCCTTTAGGTCATCTAGTGTGTAGCGATAATATCTCATCCAAAAAAATCCTCCAGTGTTCCAACTTCATCGTTTTTCAATATCCAGTTCATCTTATCCGTTATCACACGCAACGGCGCCAAAAAACTGTCTTCATATTGACTAGTATAGTCAACCATAGGCAATATGTCAAGTTCCTTTGGTATCTTTGTCATAAAAGAAAACGCAGAGGCTTGATAGATATTGTCTTTGAGATTCACAAATTTCACCTTGTCTCCTTCTTGAATAGAAACGTACTTATTGCCAAGTTTGTTCTCATCTACGAGATGATTGTAGAGTATTGCACCCTTAACATGTTTGGGTGCGCCGAGGGCAAATAAACGATCTGTTCCACGAAACTTCTTCAGTCCATTACAGGAGCGAGGATAGGCAATATCTTCTGGTGGCAATGTCATAAACTCCTCACGAAAATCTTGTATGAATGTATTTAGCATTTCCTCATCACCACCCATGATGATCCTAATTGCTTCCTTCAACTTCTCTCGACATGGTGCAGGAGTTGAGCTCTTCACGCTCTCAAGTCCCATGATCTTGAGTTTAGGTTCCTTGAACCGAACACCTTCCATATCATACAGGTTTAGAATGTATCGTTTCTTTGCAGTCCAGATTCCCTTGTCAGCGATTGCCTCTCTACCCATCTCCATCTTTTGTTCGTATGCGTTGGTTACTTTAGCAAGAGCCTGATAAGACTTATCAATAAAAGGTTCCAGCTTCTCTTTTGCAATCTTATCCAAGAAATTGACAATAGTGTTAGTGTCTGTTCCCTCTTTAAACACCTTA